CCGAAGTCTGCTTCTCAGCACGCGCTGCCCAACTATGTGGCTACGGCACCACGCATGTACAAGGGTGTCATCGAGTCGCTTACGCGGCGTATGATTCCTTTCGCTGACCTCATTCAGGTTACGCACCTCAAGCTCCAGCAGGTCATCTCTCGCACCGTTCCTGACGGCGTGTATATCGATGCGGATGGATTGAGTGAGGTCGACCTCGGTACGGGCAACGCTTACAGCCCAGAGGATGCTTTGCGCCTGTACTTCCAAACGGGTAGTGTTGTAGGCCGCTCCTACACTCAGGACGGGGAGTACAACCAAGGCAAGGTTCCTATCCAAGAGCTCAATAGCAACAGCGGTGCGGCTAAGACGCAGATGCTGATTGGGAATATGAATCACTACTTACAGATGATTCGTGACGTAACGGGGCTCAACGAGGCTCGCGACGGAAGTACTCCCGACCCTCATGCCTTGGTTGGGTTGCAGAAGCTGGCTGCCGCCAACAGCAATACAGCTACCCGCCACATCTTGGACGGGAGCTTGTATATGTTCCGTTCTCTGGCGGAGGCTTTGACATACCGCATCAGTGACATCCTTGAGTACGCTGACTTCAAGGACGAGTTTGTGAATCAGATTGGTAAGTACAACGTGAGTATCCTTCGGGAGATTAGCGACCTGTATATCTACGACTTCGGGGTCTTCATCGAGGTCAGCCCTGACGAGGAGCAGCGGGCACAGCTTGAGGCCAATATCCAAATGGCTTTAAGTAAGGGTGGTATCGACCTCGAGGACGCTATTGATATCCGCGAGATTAAAAACATCAAGCTTGCCAACCAGCTCTTGAAGATTAAGCGTGTAGCTAAGCAGGAGGAGGAGCGTCAGTTCCAGCTCCAGCAGCAGCAGATGCAGGCGCAGAACAATATGCAGTCACAGCAGATGGCTGCGCAGACGGCCATGCAGAAGATTCAGGCGGAGACGCAGAGCAAGATGCAGGTCAAGCAGGCGGAGGTTGCTTTCGAGATTGAGAAGATGCAAGCTGAGGCTCAGGCCAAGGCGCAGCTCATGGACCTTGAGTTCCGTTACAACCAGCAGCTCCATGGTATGCAGGAGCAGCAGTTGCAGGTACGTGAGGACAAGCGCGAGGAAGCTAAGTCAAGCAGAATCAGTCAACAAAATACTGAGCAGAGCAAGCTTATTGACCAACGGAAGAATAACTTGCCGCCGATGAGTTTCGAGTCGAATGAGGACAGCCTCGATGGTTTCGACTTGGCAGAATTTAGTCCACGATAAACTATATATAAATGGAAATTAAAGTACGTGACCTCGGTGAGGTCGAAGCAAAGTCTACGCAGCAGATTGAACAGGAGCTGCTCGATAAGCATGAGGCAGAAGTAAGCGGTGAGACCGCGCCTGAGCCTGAGCCTGAGGCGCCTACGCTTTCTGAAGATGACGTCCGGTCGTTTTTGAGCAACCGCTATGGCAGAGAGATTGAGTCCTTGGACGATTTGGCTGAGGTGCGTGAGACGACACCTGACTTACCTGAGGACGTAGCTGCGTATTACAAGTACAAGCAGGAGACCGGTCGCGGTCTACAGGATTTTATGAAAGTCAACCAGAACCTCGACGAAGTTGACGGCGATGGGTTGCTAAAAGAATACCTCCTACAAACTGAAGACGGCCTCGACGCAGAGGACGTAGAGATGATGATGGAGGACTATAAGTTTGATGAAGACCTCGACGATGAGGTTGATATTAAAAAGGCTAAATTAGCCAAGAAGAAAGCTGTTGCTAAAGCACGGAAGTACTTCGAAGAAGAGAAGGAGAAATACCAAACACCTCTTGAGTCAAGGGGCGTAGGTTCTCTGGAGAATTCCGAGGAGTACCAAGAGTACAAGCAATATGTTGAGCAGGCGAAGACGTACCAAGAGGAGCAGAAGCGCAGGAAGGAGTGGTTTGATGAGAAGACTGGTGAGGTGTTCAGTGAACAGTTCAAGGGCTTTGAGTTCAACCTCAACGACAAATCCTATGTGTATTCTCCCGGTGACCGTGGCGAATTGAAGAAGTTGCAGCAAACCCCCGAGGCTTGGTTAAACAAGTATCTGGATGAGCAAGGCTTAGTCAAGGACGCTAAGGGATACCACAAGTCTTTGGCTGTCGCGATGAACCCCGAGAAGTTTGCTGAGTTCTTTTACGAGCAAGGCAAAGCGGCTGCGGTGGATGACGTGATGCGCAAGACAAAAAACATCAACATGTCCGAGCGTCCCGTTCCCCAAGCTGTTTCTAAGGGGGAATTCAAAGTTCGTGCCGTCGCACCCAGTTCGGGTCGGGGGCTCAAAATTCGTAGTCCAAGAAACAAATCATAAGAAACCATGGCAGGTTCAGTACAAGTAACCCCGGGGTTCCAACTCCAGCCGAGCGCAGACCAGATTCCGCTCTCGACGAATTATATCAACAACTTCGACTTCCTCAACCAGTATCTCCCTGATACTTACGAGAAGGAGTTCGAGCGTTACGGTAACCGCACAGTATCCTCTTTCCTCCGTATGGTGGGTGCAGAGATGCCTTCTAATTCTGACCTCATCAAGTGGGCAGAGCAGGGGCGCCTCCACACTAAGTACGCAGAATGTGGTACGACTGCTGCTGCTGGCGCTGGAACAGCTGTTATTCAAGTCAACGACAACCTCGCTGTAGACAACGCCTTCGTTGGAGGCCACACGGCAAATAACATCGCTATCCGCGTTGGGCAGACGGTTATGGTTGACCAGAACAACGGCACCGGAAGTAACAAGGCTATTGTCACCGACGTCGACCTTACAACTAATCAGATTACTGTGGCTTTTTACGAGGCTACTGGTTACGCTGGTGTTGCGGGTACTGTGGACGACACTAACCTTACCATCTTCATCTACGGTTCTGAGTTCGCTAAGGGCGGTGCAGGAATGGAAGGTTCTCTCGAGGCCGACGACCTCATCTTTGAGACGAGCCCCATCATCTTGAAGGATAAGTACGCTGTCAACGGCTCCGACATGGCGCAGATTGGCTGGATTGAAGTGACCACCGAGAACGGTGCTAACGGATACCTGTGGTACATGAAGTCCGAGCACGAGACCCGTCTCCGCTTTGACGACTACCTCGAGACCTCTATGCTGGAAGCAGTTCCTGCTGAGGCTGGTTCCGGAGCGTCTACTGCTGTTGCCGGTGGCGCCAACTACAACGGCGGTGCTGTAGGAAACAAGGGTACCGAAGGTATCTTCTATACCCTTCAGAACCGTGGTAACGTTTGGTCCGGCGGTATCCCCGCTGCTTTGGCTGACTTCGACTCTATCATCTCTCGCTTGGATAAGCAGGGTGCTATCGAGGAGAACGTCATCTTCGTTAACCGTGACTTCGGGTTCGCCATCGACGATATGTTGGCTGCTCAGAACAGCTACGGTGCTGGCGGTACTAGCTACGGCTTGTTCGACAACGACGAGCAGATGGCTCTCAACCTTGGCTTCACGGGCTTCCGCCGTGGTTACGACTTCTACAAGTCTGACTGGAAGTACTTGAACGACCCAACTATGCGTGGTGGTCTCGCCTCAGGCGGTATCAACGGCATGATGGTTCCTGCTGGAAGCACCACGGTCTACGACCAAGTGCTCGGTAAGAACGCCAAGCGTCCGTTCCTCCATATCCGCTACCGCGCCTCTGAGACTGAGGACCGCCGGTATAAGACTTGGATTACAGGTTCCGCAGGAGGTGCTGCTACTAGCGACCTCGATGCGATGGAAGTCAATTACCTCTCTGAGCGTGCTGTCTGCACCATGGGAGCGAACAACTTCTTCCTGTTCGAAGACTGATTGTGAACCGGGTATTGGGGGCGCAATGGGCGCCCCCACTATCCACCCCTTAAATAAATTATTATGGAAAACAAGACTTACCGTCTCAAGCAAAATACTAGTCCTATTGCCTTCATGATTCCCGGGCGAGGAAGCCAGCGTTCACCGCTTCTGTACTGGGATGAAAAGCGTGGAGAGAACCGTCCCTTGCGTTATGCTCGCAATCAAAAGACTCCCTTTGAGGATGAACAGGACGGCAACGCCATTGTAGAGCCCGTCGTTTTTGAAGACGGATTTCTTCATGTGCCTAAGAGTAACCCTGTGTTGCAGCAGTTCCTCCACTACCATCCTATGAACGGAATCAAGTATGAGGAGGTTAACGACGAGCGCGATGCTGGTGCTGAGGTAGAGCAAATCAACCTAGAGGTTGACGCTTTGGTTGAATGCAAGAATATGAGTGTCGAAGCTTTAGAGCACGTCTCTCGCATCCTTCTTGGTATCGACCCCTCTCGCCTCACTACGTCAGAGTTGCGACGCGATATGCTCATCTATGTGCGCCGCGACCCAGAGACTTTCTTGCGTGTGGTGAACGACCCAGACTTGAAGTTGCAGTCTAAGATTCAGAGATTCTTTGACGACAACCTACTTTCTTTCCGCCGCAACAAAACGGAGATTTGGTTCAATGGACCC